TTATTATGGAGAATGTACTTCAGAATGTTCTAAAATGTTTTCTAAAAACAAATCTTTTGAATTCACTGATACCGCTTATGATGCTCTTTACTTCCTTGCCAGTAATGAACTTGAGGTTTCTACTCAATTTGAAGTTGAAGAAGATGCCACACCAGCAGATATTGGTAAAGCATTTCGTTCTATGTTGAAAAACAAGAAAACCAATAAAAAGGTTTTGTCTTCGTTTGCTTCTCTCATCTCCTGACAGTTTCAAAACTGTCCACTCGGGGGAGATTTCTCCCCCCAAACACTCTATACTTAAATCGTTCCAAAGGACTTTTACATTATGCCTCGCTCTTTTACCGTGACCACCGCTGAAATCGTTGACTACCTCAAAGAAAACTATGGCAACGAAATTGGTAGCAATGCTATCATCGATGCCTCTAAGCAATTTGAAAGCACTTATGTGACTATTAGCAAGCGTCTTGAAGATTATAAAGTTGGTCGTGGTCAATGGAATCTGACTGCTCAACAAATCGAAAACACCTACAACGCTCCTTCTGCTGAACCTGCTGAACAAGCAGTAGAGCATGTTGTGATTCCTTCTCAATCTCTTGTTCCTGAAAAAGATGGTAACTTCGTCAGCTTTGGTAACTTCACTGATATTAAGAAAATTATTTCTTCTGGTATTTTTTATCCTGTCTTCATCACTGGCATGTCTGGCAATGGCAAAACTTTTAATTAGAAAGATGGGAAAAAATTGATGAAGTCGGAGATAATCTAATCGATGCAGCTCTTGCAAAACCAACTGATGAAGATGATTTGATTGGTGGCTTCCGTCTTATCAATGGTGACACTGTTTGGCACAACGGTCCTGTGATTGAAGCACTTGAGCGAGGTGCTGTTCTTCTCCTTGATGAGATTGACCTTGCTTCAAACAAAATCCTTTGTCTCCAATCTATTCTTGAAGGTAAAGGTGTGTTTCTGAAGAAAACTGGTAAATATATTCAACCAGCAGATGGTTTTACTGTAATTGCTACAGCAAACACCAAAGGTAAAGGTTCTGATGATGGTCGTTTTATCGGCACTAATGTTCTGAACGAAGCATTCCTTGAGCGTTTTGCTTTGACCTTTGAGCAAGATTATCCTACTCCCAAAATTGAGCAAAAGATTCTTGAGAAACTTTCTAAGAAACTTGATTGTCATAATGAGGAGTTCTGTGAGCGCCTTGCTTTCTGGGCAAATCAGATTCGACGGACTTTTGATGAAGGTGGTATTGATGAAATCATCTCTACTCGTCGTCTTACCCACATCATTCGTGCTTACTCTATCTTTGGTAACAAAATGAAAGCACTTAAAGTTTGTGTAAATCGTTTTGATGATGAAACCAAGAGTGCTTTCCTTGACTTGTATGAAAAAGTCGATGCTAATTCTGGAGAGTCCGATGAAAACGAAGCTTGAATTTCACGGTTATGTCGGTAACCTTGCCGTCCTTCGGGACGGCAGCTCTGTAAAAATTCTTGGTGGTCGTGGTCAAAAACTATTTGTGAAAGACCTTGACGGAAACATCAAAGAGTGCTATCATGAAGACTTAAAGTATGTAACGGAGGAGTGATGGAAGAGTTTAAATGGAAATACAATGAGGGTAAAATTCTTGATGAGTTTATAGAATATCTGAAGAGTACATACAAAAGTCATTATTGTGGAACAGAAGAAGGTTCTGCTGACATCCAAACAATTGACCTTGCTATCTCCAAAGGAAGGGCACCAGATTTTTGCCAAGTAAATCTTGTTAAGTATGGGGATAGGTATGGTCAAAAAAATGGAAAAAACAAAATAGATTTATTTAAAGCAATGCACTACGCTATGCTTCTTCTTCATTCTGACAAACACTATTCTTGATTATGGGTAAGGTTATTATTTCACAACAAACAATGATGGTTCTGAAGAACTTCGCTACCATCAACGGTTCAATTTTGATTAGGGAGGGAAATCAACTGAGCACAATCAGCGTAGGGGAAAACGCTATTGCTCAATATCAATGTCAAGAAACTTTCCCCAGAACATTTGGTATCTATGATTTGAATCAGTTTCTTGCTGGTCTTTCTTTGTTTGATGACCCAATTCTTGAGTTTGATAACGAAACTTATGTAAACATCCGAAGTAGAAACAAGACAGCACGATACTATTTTTCAAGTCCAGAGATTACTCTTAAGGCAGCGCCAGAAAAACAAGTTAATTTTCCTGGTGCTGATATGGAGTTTTCTTTTACACAACAAGATTTGACTGCTCTTCTTAAAGCTCGTTCTGTATATGAAATCCCAGATTTGAGGATTAACTCAGAAGAAGATAAAGTTTCCTTGAACTTGTGTGATAAAGAAAACGAAACCAGCAATGTCTATTCACAGTCATGTTCAGCAACTACTACAGGAAACCATGAAGTGTTCATGAAGATGGACAATATTCGTCTTCTTCCTGGAGATTATATGGTGAAGATTTCCAGTAAACTGATTACTGAATGGAAACACACCAAACTCGATTTGACCTACTATATTGCTTGTGAACCTTGATGGAAAATAAAAAACATTTATGGACGGAAGAATACCGTCCTCACACTATTGAGGATTGTATTCTTCCAGCAACAATTAAAAATTCTTTCAAGGGATTCATTTCACAAAAGGAAATCCCGAATCTTTTGCTTTGTGGGTCTGCTGGTGTTGGTAAAACAACTGTTGCCAAAGCATTGTGTGATGAGATTGGAGCGTCTTATATTATCATCAACGGTTCGGATGAGGGACGTTTCCTGGACACAGTTCGGAACAGGGTTAGGCAGTTCGCTACGACCGTCTCATTGACCGCTGAGGCAGCCCACAAGGTCGTCATCATCGACGAAGCAGACAACACCACCAACGATGTCCAACTCTCGCTCAGGAGTGCTGTGGAGGAGTTTCACAGCAACTGTAGGTTTATCTTTACCTGTAACTTCCCTAATAAAATCATTGACCCTCTACATTCTCGTTGCACTGTCATTGACTTTAGGGTTAAGCATCAAGAATCAGATAAACTACAGGCAAAATTCTTTGTCCGTCTTAAAAAAATTCTGGACGAAAACTCTGTTGAGTATGATGATAAAGTTTTAATCAAACTTATCAAACGTTATTATCCAGACTGGCGTAGGTTGATTAATGAAACCCAACGTCATGCTGCGTCTGGAAAAATTGATGCTGGTATCCTTGTTGATATTGCTGACATTAATCTTGATGATTTGGTGAGGTCTTTGAAAAACAAAGAGTTTACTGTAGTTAAAAAATGGGTTGTGGAAAATATTGATAATGACCCTAATATTGTGATGAGAAAAATTTATGATGTTCTTTATGAAAATCTAAAATCCTCATCTATTCCAGAAGCTATTCTGATTCTTGCTCGTTATCAATATCAGATTTCTTTTGTTGCTGACCAAGAGATTAATTTGCTTGCTTGTCTTACTGAAATTATGATGGGATGTGAATTTAAATGAAGAAAAAGACAACACCAGAAAATGTGAAAGAAGCAAATGAAGGTTTGTTTCGTGCTACAATGAATTTACCAAAAGCAGCTCAGCATTGTGGTATGACAAATAAAGAAATGAAAATGACATTTCTTGAATACTTAAAATATCATCCAGCTGATTATAGATAACTAAGAAACTATTAGACTACCAAAATGGGAACATTTGTTCGTGCCAAAAATGGCAAAGCACAATTATTTACAGCATCTCAAGGGGTTATTCAAACCTTTGGGAACAATGTAGAAACTGCTATGCTTCAAGGAGATGAGATTATTGTTACCACTAAAAATGGTAGGACTGAAATCTATCGTCTCAATCAATCAGGAAAAGGAGTTGTAGGACCAATCAAAACATTATGAAACCAGAACTGAAAGATTATCTTTTTAGCATTAACCAATCAAAGAAAAATCTTTTGGATGGTGATGCTGAAGCAACTAAAGCATATCCACCTTTTATTGTTAATAAATGTTTCTCATCTTTTATGGATACTATTCTGTATGCCAATGAGATGAATAAAAATGGACACCTTGACAAGAAAATGCAGTATGATTTTTATATAAATACTTTGACTCCGAGAAAGAGATTTTCTCCTTGGACGAAAAAACAATCTCTTGAGAATCTTGAGTTGGTAAAAGAATATTATGGTTTCAACCACAATAAAGCTATAGCCGCCTTGAGAATCCTTACGAATGGTGATTTGGAAAATATAAAAAAAATGTTAAATAAAGGTGGACATAACAAATGACAATGGAAAATCCTGAAATTAATTGGCAACCTTCTGATATGGTTGAAGTTTCTTTAACTCAACCTGATGATTTTTTGAAAGTTCGTGAGACTCTAACAAGAATTGGTGTAGCATCACGAAAGGAACGAAAGCTTTATCAATCTTGTCATATTCTTCATAAACAAGGTAGGTATTACATCGTTCACTTTAAAGAATTATTTGCTCTTGATGGCAAGAGAACTAATCTTTCCCTTAATGATATTCAAAGGAGAAATAGAATCACTCGACTTCTTTATGACTGGGGTCTCATCACAGTTGTAGATGAAGAAAAGATTGAAGATGTTGCTCCTTTAAATCAAATCAAGGTTCTTTCTTTCAAAGAAAAGGATGAATGGAATCTTGAAAGTAAATATAACATCGGAAGAAAAAAGACTGAGGTATGAGAAAAATTAAAGTTCAACTGTTAACACCACAGAAAGAAATTGTTTGGAAAGAAATCCCTTGGGGCAAAAAACATCTCGACTGGTATCGTAATCAAGGATACACTGTGTTAATGACCGAACAATAATGGTAGGGGAATCCTCCTACCACTATTTGCTTTTATGTGCTAAATTATTATGAGACGCCTTCGGGGTCTTACAACAACACTCGCTTATTTAAGGAGAACACACATGAACACAACAAAATATACTTGGGATATTTACTCCCCATTTTCAGTAGGTATGGACGATGTATTTAATCGTCTGGAAGCAATGACTGGACATAACACCAGTTATCCACCCTATAATTTAATCAAACACGATGGATCTAATTACGAAATCGAAATTGCTTTGGCAGGATTTAAAGCTGATGAGATTTTCATTGGCGGTCTCATGCATGACATCGGAAAAACACTCCTTAACAATAAGGATCCTAAAAAATACAGTCAGGTGTTTCAGGAAGTACACGAAAGAGGAAAGAGTTTTGCCGAAGTTGAAAAGAAGATTTACGACTACACCCACGCAGAGGTAGGTTCCCTGCTCATTAACAAATGGAACCTGCCTTCAGTGCTCACTGAGGTCATTCGCATACACCATGTTCTGGATTCCCTGGGAACAATACCACAAGTCGAACTAAAAACTGCAGCAGTGATCAACCTGGCAGACCTTATTTGCATAAAACTTGGAATAGGCTATACACAACCAGCGAACG